CAAGTCCTGATATCAAGCCATTTCCCTACAAGGTGACATGGGAGAACGACAGCGATCAGGGCAACGGTGCAGCTTGCATTTTGTTTCGCACCCTGAAAGATTCAGATGTTACATCTGTTACGGTCAATAATGAATCGGCTCGGAAAGGTAAGCCATATAAGGGTTGTCCGGTATTTCTGATGAGTAAGCCTGGAGATCAGTATGAACGTCCATTAGTCATGGTGATCGTAATGGCAAATGGTCAGAAATATTCTTTCGTAGCTGGAGCCTCAGGAGAAACACCATCAGGACCTATACCAACTGGCGAATACGAGCACAAGGCGACCTATACCAGTTACGGGGTTCGCAATCAGGGTCGGCAGGCATGGCGAATTCCAAAGAGCGGCAAAGATTTAGGACCAGGTCCGATCAAGTTTGTTTTTACTTCTGGGAAAACCTTCAGCGTCAAGAACCCCTTGAAAAATTGCCGCGACCAAGAGAATTGTAGTCGAAACTCGAAAGCATCTATGTATGGTTTTGTTTATAAGCCTGGCATTGGGGCAAATGGAGATGGTGATGATAATACAGGAACCTCACATGGAGGTATTTATCTACATGCTCCATTTGGAGACAGCAGCAAGACTGTAACGATGTATTGGTAGTTTGTGCCTAAGATTTACCTTTACTTTCTGGAGGGAGAGATGAGGGTGATTGCGGAAGACAGTTTGCAGTTGTTCAAGAAAAATGACGAAGGTTTGCATTTTGTCAAGGATCGGTACTGCAAGGAACCTGGACCATGTTTCTCATTCGATGATCATGGTAGAGCCGGTATAAGTTGTGAATGCTTTCGTTATCAACCAACAGGTGTAAAGATATGTATCAAATTATAATACTTTTTATTCTACTTGCTGTTTCAACTGCTCATGCCAAGCCTGCGACGGTCGTTAGTGTCATTGATGGTGATACAATTAAAGTTGTTGATGAGACTGGCCTAACAACTGTTCGGCTTTATGGTATTGATTCTCCTGAAAAGAAACAAGCCTTTGGTCTTGCAGCCAAGGATTTTGTTGAGGTCATGATCAAGGGTAAGGTTGTTGCTGTTACTCCTGTTGATGTTAAGCATTATGATCGTTATGGACGAACAGTTGCAGTTGTTATGCTCGGAACGCAATGTGTACAGGAGCAGCTTTTGCTTGCTGGTTATGCTTGGGTTTATCCACAATATTGTAAGAAGTCATTTTGTCAAGCATGGGAAAAGCTTCAAGGTATTTCTGCTGGCAATCGTGTTGGGCTGTGGTCTGGTCCTGCTCCGGTGCAGCCTTGGATATGGAGGAAGAAATGAATTTTGTCAAACTGTCTCATTATGGAGCTGACCTTACTGTTCCAGAGTTTTTAGTTCCACTCTGGCCACATGATTTACCTCCTGAGAAGTGGCCTTCATTTCTTGGTGCTGGACAAGGATGGGGAGATAAGATAGTTCCTGATCATTTTGGCAAGGCTAGGCTTAATCCTGCAGGACTTTGTCATGATGTAGAATGGGCCTGTTCAGTAAAGAATTTGAGTGCTTTTTTGGGTGCTAATGGTCGGTTCTTCTTGAATTGTGTATCACTTATTCTTGCTTCAGATATGGATGTATGGCCAAAGATAAAGACTATGATTTTTGTCAGTGGACTGTATCTTACGGCAGTAAGTACAATGGGAATCTTGTTCTTTTCTTGGTTTATTAAGAATCGTGAGGAAGATGTTGATCCTTTGCAGAATCCTATTGTAAAAGATCGATTAAGAAGATTAGCGATAGCGAGGAATAATCACTGGGCGAAGATCCTTGACACTCGGTTACCTGATAATGAAGATGCTCTTTATAAAGACGATGAAAGGACAATATAATGACTGAAGAAGTTGACATATATGCCGGACACAGTTATGGGGACCGAGCAGGATCTAGACGGAGATATAATCTTACAAATGAAGATCTTGAAGCAATCACTGCTATTATCGAGGCTGTAGTTTATAAACAGCAACATACTGATGAGCAATGCAGATTTGCGGCTATCCAGCCGGGGGATCTCAAGGCAATGGTTGATGCGCATAAGAAATTCACTCTCATGATGGATGATAATAGAACAGTAGTCAGAAGGTTTTTTCTTGTTCTTATTTTGACTGGAGTAGCAGGAACGACGGTATATGGATATTGGGCAAAGTTTGTTGATGCAGTTAAAAAAGTAACTACTGGCGGATGATATATGATACTTAAAGATGGTAGTGAAACTCAAGATCCTCGTTGTGGCTTGATATTTCAAGCTGATCCACTTGCACCAAATATTCTTGCAGTTCCTCCTATTGATGATGGTATTGACTTACGATATCGAGAACTTATTAGCAAATATCGTGTAAAGAAATTCAAGGAGCCTTTGCTTAATCAAGATAAGTGGAGTGCTTGTGGTGGATTTGGCTTTGCTGCTTTTATGGAACATGAGCCTGGGATAAGAACTCTTGGTGATGAATGGGCTCTTGAGTTTTATTTCAGATGTCAAGATAATGATCAGTGGCCAGGTTCTGAAAGGCCTGGATCGAAACCAATTAGTTATGGAACATCACTTGCGGCGGTGATGCAGACTGCAAAGCAAGAAGGCTTGATTGAATCGTATTGTCGAGCTAGGACCGTTGATGAAGTTATTCGTGGCATTGCTTATTATGGTTCCGCAATACTTGGGCTAGAATGGACTGAGGGTATGATGTATCCTCGGGAAGTAGACGGATTAAGTACTCCTGGTGGTGAGGTGGTTGGTGGTCACTGTACGGCTGGTACATTCATTAATCGGCATCAAAATATTATCGGAGGCCCAAATTCTTGGCCAGGCTGGAATCTTTTGCGTAATGGATACTGGGTAATGGACCTTGATGATTTTGCAGAAGTATTTATGAAACGCGGTGGAGAGTGTGCATTTGCTCAGAAGGCGGTGAGTTAATGGATATAACACAAGCCTTGTTTTGGCTAACTTTGACAATCTACCATGAGGCTAGGGGAGAGTCAGTTGCTGGACAGAAAGCAGTTGCTAAAGTTATTCTCAATCGAGCGAAGAAAAATAACTGGCCGGTATCGAATGTTGTACTGTCGCGGAAACAATTTAGTTGTTTTAACTTGGGTCTCAATCATCCATCTGTTTGGATTAGAAATGTTGTTACTGCAGCAAAGGTATTGGAAAATGCTCAGGCAGGACTCAATGAATGGTTGGCTGGTGACACACTTTATGGTGCAACACATTATTACGCCCTGCTCGGGATGCCGAACCACCAACCGCCATACTGGGTTAAAGGTATGAAATTCATTGTTGAAATTAAAGGCCATCGTTTTTACCGTGAAGGATAAATTATGTCATATAAACCTGGTGATTATTTAGTAATCTGTGATCAATGTGGATTCCAAAGATATGCATCTGACTGCAGGATGACTTGGGATAAGTTGTTTGTTTGTGCTGATACTTGTTGGGAAGAAAAGCATCCACATTATACTGATCCAAAACCGTTAGGTGAGAAGCAAAGTGTTCCTGTGCATAGGCCTGAACCTGAAGAAAATTTTATAACTGTTCCAATTACACCTGATGATTTATAATACAATATTGGAGCTCTTCTAATGCTTAGAACTGATTATGTATTTGATGCCAGCGAAGGTACAATAACTTTCACTGATACTGTAGCTGAAGATAATATTGAAGCTATAATTAATAGTACAGATGAAGTTATTATTTATAGCTCAACTTCATCTGTAAACACAGGTACACTTGTTGGAAAAGTTTTTACATTAGCATATGATACTTCTTCTATGTCTGATGGTGATACTCTTCAGATATTTTATGGAGATACAGCAGTAACACCATCTAGTCATACTTTTGCAGAATTAATAGCTAGAGTAAATATTCTTATTGATAATCCTGCGATATATGATTTTTTAGGTGATTTTATCAATCAAGGTGTTTATGAAATTGCAGGCGGAATGCCTTCGTTGTTAGATGGAATTGATAATCCATTACCAAATTCACTGACACCACCTTTGACTGGATTGTTTACAATAGATACAGTTGCAACTTCTACAAGTGCTGCGTATGTAAATATGCCAACTAATTTTCATAGAGACTTACAGTTTGTATCAGCATCTACTGGAAGTGAAATTGATATATCAGAATCATTTATTGAGTTTGCAGAAACTTATCCGTTGTTAAATAAGTCAGGGAAAATTTCTGAAGTAATTGAACACGGTAGAAAGTTGTATTATCAAGGCATTCCTACAAGCAGTGAAACAGTAACATTACATTATTATCGAAAGCCAGTTAATATGGTTAATGATGGTGATACTCCAGATGGCATTCCAGAGCATTTGCAAGAATCGCTATTGGTTAATTTTGGTGCATGGAAAGCATATGAAAGGCTTGAAGATGATAAAGATGATGAAATGAAAAATACTCTGAAATATAAAAGGTTTTTCCTTGAAGCCATGCGAACTCTCGAACTAACTATTCCATCATATACTCGTGGATTCATGCTTAAGTAAAAGGAGCTAAAATGAAACTTTCACTTGGGCCTTTTAAAGGCATGAACAATCGAGCTGAAGATCATGCGTTGCCAGTTAATTCAGACGATTCAAGCACGATGGTTAGAAATGCTGTAAGTGTTGATTTTACTAATGCAGGTAAGATCAAAATGCGGAACGGAAGTACAAAGAGATGTGCTGGATTTGATGTAAAGTATGGCTTTGCTTG